CTGACCCAGCACCTTCATTGTTGCTGACATCTTATGCTCCCATCGTTAAAAAGCCATAGGCGATTGCTGTGGCTGGGTCTGTTCCCCCAGAGGTTCCAGAACCGCTACCAGCACCGATTTCTAACCAGTAATTACTATAATACACGAAAGTCTGACCTGTGTTGGAGTTGAACCACAAAGATCCAGATGTAATTGTAGCACCAGTTGGTTGAGTTCCTGAAACAGTAACTCCGCCTCCTGCACCAACAGGGGTCCAAGTCGTTCCGTTGTATACCTTTAATTCACCTAAAATAGTATTGAAATATACATCTCCGGCTGTAGCAGTTGCAGGATCAGTAGCAGACTGTACAAAGTTTAGCGGGGAGAGGAAAGGCTGTGACACGCTTTAACCTCCTTATGCGAAGACTACTACACGAATTTGGTTGCTAGTAGGTGCGTTAGAAAAGGCAACTGTTATCGTATTAGTGGTCGAATGGGTTACGTCTGCTGTGTACTCAACGTTAGTTGAGTTATCGTATAGGGTTACCTGTACGTCTTTTGTTCCAAGGTTGTGCGTAATAGTATAGGAAGTTGATGATCCATCACCAATTGAAGCGGCATATTTGCGTACAACTACGGTGCTATCAATAGCCACTGTATTGGCTGTTGCAACTCCGGCTCCTGTAAGGGTAATACCGGTACCGGCTGTTACAGTCAAGCCACTGCTTGAGGTAGCAAGACCTGAGTTAGTAGCAAGAAGAATATATGCACCAGAGGTAGAAGTTGTCAAACCACCAGTACTTGTTGGGTTAAGGGCAAGACCACTGCTTGTAGTTGTCAAACCTGAGTTACTTGGCAATAAGATATATGTACCAGAAGCTGAAGTTGTAATACCGCCTGTAGCAGTTGGGTTAAGTGTCAAACCGCTTGCGCTTGTAGCCAAACCAGAGGTTGATGGAAGAAGGACCGAAGCACCAGAAGAACCAGTGGTTAAACCACCAGTTGAAAGCGGGTTAAACGTAAAGTTATTGCCAGCAAGAGTCACACCGTTAGATGCGGTATATGTACCAGCACCCGAGAACTGTGTAAATGCTAGAGAGTCTGTACCAAGCTTGATACCATTTGCAGGAGTCGTTGAAGTTCCTGTTGCTGTTTGTACCCAACCGCTTGATGTATTAAGGGAACCTCTAGCAACGAAGATAAAGTCACCAGCTACTACCTGACCAGCAATATGGTTATCAGAATCTGTAGCACGAGTAAGAACAGCGCTAACTCCAGATGTACCGGCTGTTGTTACATAATAAATACCGTTTTGGATACCGTTAGTTTGGTTCTTGAGAAGAATACGGTCATTAAGAAGAGTTGTATAACCATCAACAATAAATGGACCAGTTGCTGTTACTGTAAAGGTTGCCCCAACACCAGTTCCACCATCTGCACCTGTTGTTCCTGGAGTATAGGTACCTGTTACAGGAGCTGTTGTTGCAGCCTGTACTTCAGAGTGAACGTTAAGGCCGGTTGCTGCAGCATCTACATAGGATTTGTTAGCAGCATCGGTTCCCGCACTTGGGGTTCCAACATTATTAATAAGGTAGCCACCCATTGAGTAGTTACCGGTAGCTGTAGCAAGAGCATTAAGATGGATGCCTGAATGGTCTGCATCAATATGGCGGTGTACGTGATCAGCATTAGCTACTTTAAGAGAAGTACCCGCAGCATTAGCAAGACCAAGAAGTGAAATATCAGCAGTAAGGCCACGAGGTTCAACAGTAATCCAGTTAGCGGCTGATGCGGTTCCGTTAGAAACATAAAGAAGGCTATTTGTTGTATCAAGATACATTGAGCCTGTAGAAAGTGGGGCAGATGCAGGGGCGCCAGCACCAGATGCAACTCCACCAACGGGAGCCCAACCTGTGCCTTCATAAACCTTAAGTTGATTTACTGACGTATCATAGTAAATCTGACCTGTGACAGGAGATGAAGGAGCTGTCGCAAGGTTTTGAATACGAGCATTCTGAAGTTCGTTCTGATTCAGATTGATCGGAACTAAGAAACTACGTGACATTCATTATCTCCTTAAGAGAGGTAGGCGTTTCCACTAAAAGCCGCTGTAAACGTTAGTACTAGACTGTTTGAGTCGGTATAGCTAATGCTACCTTCTACATTGGTACCACCAGAGTCTACAACAGTTACGTTTGGATAAAAGTTTAAATTGTGAACAATTGTCCAGGTATTGCTAGGGATATTTTGGGTATAGTTAAAGGCAATGGCTGGGATAGCCAGTGTTTGGCTAGTTAAAACAATGGGAGCCGGCTCATTGATTGTTACGGCTTCTTGGTTGCAAGTCCCACAGGTACAGGTTCCTGTGCCACTGCAAGAATAGGTTATATTAGTTGTGGCTGACGTGCCAGAAGGGGTCCAGACTGTAGGGCTCATACGACACCATATCCTGAAGAGTTAGTGACCGATGGGAAGGTATGTACTTTACCGCCAAAGTATGTCTTTATTAGGCCGTTTTGGTCAGTCAACCGTAGGTCATAATACGACGTTCTTGGAAGTCTCTCCGTTACACTGCTTGGAAGAGTCATCTTTAATAGGCTTGGATAAGATCCGCCCAAAGGAGTCACCTTTGTAATACTAAAGGTGCCTAGTACAACAGGACCAACTTGTGAGAAGTCGCTGTTCTGGTATAGGACAATCTCTGAAGCTGGGGTGTAATTGGTAAGATCAAAGGTAAAGCCGAACTCCATAGCAAAGTCGTCTCCAGAGTACATCTCCAGATCCTGTACCATAATTGGCTCTGGGGGTGTAACATCCCCGTATGTAGGCATTGGTAGCATGACACGCTCTGGTAGAGACCAGTCGTCAATCTCTTGTGGCCTATAAATAGGAACATAACGATTTGTAAGGCGGCTGATACGGCGCAAGCTAGCAACCTCAATACGGTAAAGACCGACATTGAGCATAGCACAGAGTTCTTTGTACTGTTCTTTACGGGTTTGTACAATCTCCATCAACTGACGATAGCGTTCAGTTCTAGGGATATTTACTCCATCAGGAGAAAGAATGTCAATATCAAATGCCGCATCAGTTGCCAAGGTATATAGGGCCAAGGTTGACGCCAAAATAGTTAGTGGGTACTCTTCAATAGGCGGCAAGAAAGCAAGTTGAGTAATACTACTGCCCAAACTTGTGGTTTCTGTACCGGCATGTTGAGTAAAAGCTGTGTTGATAAAGTAAGCAATGTCAGAGTCTGTAAAGTAGCGATAGGCCTGACCTGAGATATTAATGATGGCGCCATTAACTGGGGCCACTGCCAAGGTAAGGACTCCTGTGCCCTCTTCAATAATAGCTGTAGAAGATACGCTCTGAGTATTTATTGAGGCCACTGCCTGAGCTGAAGGGGCATTGGTGATTGCTGTACCTGTGGCACTGCTGGCCACTGTAAAACCTGTTGCTGTAACCCCGGTAATAAGAACATTTGTTAGGTTAAAGGCTGTTGTAGAAAGGCCTGTGATAGTTACTTGCTGGCCCACTACAAAGTTGTTGCTTGGAGTTACATATGTAATAACGCCTAGAGAGGCTGAAGCTCCTGTGACAACCGCTGTTGAAGCTGGGGTTGTTACGTTAACTGAAAGGGTAGAGCCTTGAACTGGAGCCTGAGAAAGTTGAAAACGGACCGTAGACCCATCTCCGGTTAGTACGTCTACGAAGGATCGTGCAGTATCGCCAAGTTCTGAGCGTAAACTGCTGGAAAGCGCACTTAATGTTGCCACAAATCCTCCATCGGAATAGTAGGTAAATCATCCAACAAAACAAGCAATTAGTCTTGCTAAAAAAAGGGCTCTCATAGACAGGAGGGCGGTTGTCTATGAGAGCGATCTAGGGGTGCAGCTTACATACGGTCGTACAAGTAACCCTTTTCCTGAAGGTGTGCTGCGACATGCTTCGGTACCTTGTACTTCTTACCTGCTTGGAAAGAATAATGATTGCCAGAACCAATTGTGACCATATCTAGGTTCTCAGCTACTCGGATGATGACCTGGTCATCTGCAAGGCTTACGCCTACGCTTTCAACTTCATCAAGAACTGTTGGTGCTTCTGGCTTCTGTGTAAGATCAACGACTTCAGTCTCATCTTTGTGAGCCTTAGTCTGTGTAGCTAATGAAATCTCATTAGCACGCTCTGCTAGCGCTTCTGCGTTTGCCTCTAGTAGGGCCTCACGCTGGCGTCCTGTAACATCTGTAACTTTTGCTTTTGCCACGATATATATTCTCCTGTTAGATTGATTTTAAGTATTTTATTGCGGCTTTTAAGACCTCAATATCGTCCTTGGCACATCCAAGAACTTGATTACAGCCCCTGCAAAGTAGTCCTCTAATGCATTTGCCGCATGAACGCATTTGCCCATTACAGCAAGTGTGGTCATGATCAATGTGGGGTGAGGAAACCTCGTCCCAGAACTTACCCTTGCATATGGCACATTTGCCATCCTGTGAGGAAAGCAGTTCATCAAACTGTTCTACGGAGATACCGTAACGCTTGACGTTCTGCGTCTTATTGTTTAGACGTTCACACGCCCTACAATGTCTAGCAAATCTGCCATTCGGCTTCTTATATTTAATTGTGTTTTCCTCATCATACGGATGACCTTTGGGACATTTGGTCTTGATGGCGTTTAAACCACCAGCACCTATACCTTTAGCTGGTCTACGTATTTTCATAGTTAGTCTTCGACAAGTTTTACATTGTCTATAACCCTGTGGAGTTACGTAAGTGTTTTCATCTGTATAACTATGTCCTTGCGGACACTTGGTGCGTTTAATTCTTAGCATTGTGTAAGACTCCCTTAGTAGACCTTGATGGCCTACTAAGAGAATCTTATCACAGATTAGCTAGTTTGTTTCCGCAATTACTACGCTCTGGTCAGTAATAAGACCAAGACCGTAGATAGCATACCATGCAAGAGCGTGCTCACGACCGAAGTCAAGAATACCGCCGTCACGAAGCTCAACTGGAAGTGAGATAGCGTGACCGAATGCGTTG